TTGTTATGCTAGATGACACACTTGCATATCTCAGTATCATAGCAATTGGTATCTGGACTAATAGACAACTTAAAAAAGAAAAAGAAAGGGAGGAAAAACTAAATACAAATTTAGACGTAGATTCAGAATGAATTTCACTGTATACTCAAAAGACGGTTGCTCTTACTGCACCCAAATCAAACAACTTCTAGATTTATGTCATTTTCAATACCGTGAATACAAGTTAGATGAGCATTTCGACAGTCATGCTTTTCAAGAAGAGTTCGGAGGGAATGCAGGATTTCCACAAGTTCTTCTAAATAACAAAAAATTAGGTGGTTGCACCGATACTGTAAAATACTTAAAAGAACACAATTTATTAAATGGATCCAGAAGACACACTAGTTGACATTATTGAAGCAGTTTACGACAGAGCAATGCTCAAGACAGGTCGTAATACATTCAAGATGATGAAATTTCTTGAAGAGAACAAATACAAGAAAAGTGATGTTTCCAGATTCGTTGCATCTGGGACAGCAGGAAACATATCCTGTACAATAGACGATCTAGACCACTACATCAAACATGGTGGTCAAGACATTAAGATGGCATATCCCAATTTTACTGTAGATGATGCTAGAAAGGTTAGAAAATTTTTATATGGAATACTAAGTGATGCGTGGAACTACGAAAAAGCAAATACACCAAAAAGGAAAGGAAGAATACGAACTAAATAAAGGCATAGAGATTATGCTTCCAAGAAGCAGGAGGATACCATTACCGAGTACGGTTGATCGCACCTTCTACTTCTTCAAGTGGTCAGTGCGTGTCAGACTAGACATTAAAGAGGACACTAATGGAAACTAATATAATCTTATTTTTCTCCGCAGCAGGAATGGTAATAACATTCATAATGGGAGGAATAATAGGTTGGATTTACAAACAAAATGTAGATCAAAACACACTTAAACGTCAGATGAATAATCTACATCCTGAGTTTTTAAATGGTAACGGTTCATATGTGAATGAAGAACTCCTAGCAGTTCGATTCATGGATGACGATGACCTACTTGACGATGACGATTAAATCTGATATACTATACGAAACTGTGAATTGAAATGGCAAAAAAATTACCAAAAGATGCATTGTTAACTGAAATACTCCAAAAAGTATCATCTGCTAAAACTAAATCAGAAAAAGTAGAGTTACTACAAGAGTATAATAATAATGGTTTACGTGCAATCTTAATTATTAATTTTGACGAATCATTAAAATTTCTTCTACCAGAAGGTGAAGTACCCTTTTCACCGAATGATGCACCAGTAGGAACTGAACATACTCGTCTTGATAGTGAGTACAGAGGTCTTTATAGGTACTTCAAAGGAGGAGATAACACTCTTAAAGGAGTAAGACGTGAGCAATTATTTGTTCAACTCTTAGAAGGTCTTGTAGAAGACGAAGCAAACTTATTGGTTGCTGCATGTAATAAGGATATACAATCAAAGTATCGTATTACTAAGGCAGTTGTATCTGAGGCATTCCCACAGATAGAATGGGGCAACAGAGGATGATCTGGGATAGTAATGACGAAATTGGTGCAATGCAAGATAAACACTCTCTTGTATTCTTGAATATTGATTGCGAAAAAAAACTATCAGAGAACAAAAAGTTACCCACTAATGCGTGGATCGTTACTTACTTAGATAAAAAGAAAGATAGCGATGAAGTTAAAGAATCCCATGATATTGTTATGGGAGTAAAAATGGACATTTTTAACTGCTACTATGACAAACTCAGAGATGGATCCAAACTCAAAAAAATTGGATGGTGCCAAGGAAACTGTCAACCAGGAATCTTTGATACAAAATCATATCTCAAAACAAGCAAATGACTTGTTTAAAGGTGAGAGATTAGATTTCAATTTTGACTCCGATACAGAGGACTTAGACGACCTCGCTGATGAAATATTTGATGCGTTATATGACCATACGCATAAATACTCATATGAAGAGTAGAAAAGCAGCAAAAATCTTAATTAAACGAGCGAAACAAAACCCTGATTTGTATAGTGCCACAGAAGTGCAATATGCAAAACTATTCCGAAAATATGACAGTAAAACTAGTGACAGTGACTCCAGATGCAGAGAAGCAGATGGGTTACATAGCGAGGGTAAGCAACCCACAGAATCAAAGTAATCCTGCAGTAGCAGGACTATTAGGTTATTGTATAAAACATGGGCATTGGTCAGTTTTTGAGCAAGCACATATGACAGTCGAAATAGAAACGACTAGGGGTATAGCAGCACAAATATTAAGACATAGATCTTTTACATTCCAAGAGTTTAGTCAGCGTTATGCAAACACTAATCTGTTGGGAGAAATTCCAGTGCCTGATCTTCGTAGTCAGGACTTAAAAAACCGTCAGAATAGTAATGATGACATACCAGAGGAACAAACGAAAAGGTTACAAGACCAGATTAAGAGGTATTTCGCTGAGGGCATTGATCTCTACAATGAACTCATCCGTGAGGGTGTTGCGAAGGAGTGTGCGAGATTTGTTCTCCCGTTAGCAACTCCGACCCGTATCTATATGACGGGAAGTGTTCGGTCTTGGATTCACTATATAGATTTACGTAGTGCACATGGAACACAAAAAGAACATATGGATATAGTAGAAGAGATAAGGGGTATCTTTAAACAACAGTTCCCTGTATGTACAAACGCATTGAATTGGGAGTATAAGTAATGGCACTATACGATGTTAAAAATTTAAAAACTGGTGAGACTAAAAGTCTCAATCTTTCACTTGAAAACTATGAAAAGTGGAGAGAAGAGAATCCAGATTGGGATAAAGATTGGATGGCAGGAGTAGCATCTGCTGTAAGTGGAGTAGGTGACTTCCAAAACAAATTACCACAAGGTTTCAAAGATCGTCTGAACAACGTCAAGAAACATCATCCCTACGCTAAGTTCGATAAAATTTAATGCCAGTTAAAAGTAAGAAGCAACCTACTATGGTTGGGTTATCATCCAGACAAATGAGAAAGAAACCAATTGGATCAGAACATTTATTAGAGATTAAACCTCTAACACCAGCACAAGAGAAAGTCTTTGATGCGTGGAGTAAGAACAAGCATCTATTTTTATTTGGTGCAGCAGGAACTGGTAAATCATTTATTACCATGTATTTGGCATTGAGAGATATATTAAATGAACAGACACCATATGATAAACTATACATCGTAAGGTCATTAGTACCAACAAGAGAGATTGGTTTCCTACCAGGCGACCATGAAGATAAGGCAAACCTATATCAAATACCATATAAAAACATGGTACGTTATATGTTTGAGATGCCTGATGATGCATCTTTTGAAATGCTTTATTCTAATCTTAAAGCACAGAATACAGTATCATTCTGGTCTACCTCATTTATTCGTGGTACAACCATAGATAACGCTGTTGTTTTAGTTGATGAATCTGAAAACTTGAACTTTCACGAGTTAGATAGTATAATAACAAGGTTAGGTGTTAACAGTAAAATTATTTTTGCTGGAGACGCAGCACAGAGTGACCTTATTAAGGCACACGAGAAAACTGGTATCATGGACTTTAAGAAAATCGTTGATGATATGAAAGAGTTTGAAAGTATTGAATTTGGCATTGACGACATCGTGAGATCTGGTCTAGTCAAATCTTATTTGATTAGCAAGATTAACCTTGGAATTTAACCACGTAAATACACATTCGTTTCCGAATTTAAGAGCAACTCAGACACCAAATGGTAGAAGATACCGTGTTGGTGATTCTTTTTATCCTTCTGTAACTACCATAACGAGTCACTCTAAGAAAGACTCTATTATGAAGTGGCGAAAGAGAGTTGGCGAAGAAGAAGCAAACGCTATATCTAAACGTGCATCTACTCGTGGTAATAAGTGTCATAAACTCTGTGAACTATACTTATCAAATGAGTCGATTAGTAAATATAAAGATGATGCACTATCCATGGGGTTATTCTACCAGATTAAACCCTACCTAGATAGTATTAACAACATACACGCACTTGAAGAATCTTTATTTTCAAACGTTCTGAAGTTAGCGGGTAGGGTTGATTGTATTGCAGAATACAATGGCGAATTATCAATAATAGATTTTAAAACCTCAAGTAAGTATAAACGTGAAGAGTGGGTACATGACTACTTTGCACAAGAGACAGCATATGCTATAATGTTTCAAGAGTTAACTGGTTTAATGCCACGCAAACTCGTAACCATTATCGCTTGCGAAACAGGCGAACCCCAAGTATTTGAAATCTATGACAAGTTTAAGTATGCTCGTAAATTACATGAGTATATCTCCTCCTACAGAGACGCATATGGCGAGTGGTAAAGTAAGTGGCAAAGTTGATGAAGTTTTTGAAGAGAACTTTATGACATCTGCCAAATTTTCAATAGAAATAGAAAAGATCGTAAAAGATTCTAACCTTAATTATATTGAGGCAATAGTACAATTTTGCGAAGATAAGAATATAGAAATGGATGGTATCAACAAATTGATATCAAAACCATTGAAAGAAAAGTTGAAGTATGATGCTCAACGTTTAAACTATATGAAAAGAACATCTAAAGCATTATTAAAATTATGAAAGCTATTCAATTTCCTAACATTGGGATAATTGAGAAGCAGTTAGACGAAGAAGAGATAAATTATCTTTGGAAATGTATTGATGACAAAGGTAAGACGTATAAATCTTCTCTTGTTGGACATATAGAAAATAGTTACGAACTAGGTGGTGCTGACTACTTCTATGCAAATACTGTAGCACCAATGATCACTGAGTATCAAACAAAGTTTTCTAATCTAGGTGCAAAGATTCCTACTACATCTGGACATCCTTTCACCATGTCACAATGGTGGGTAAACTATCAAAACGAAAATGAATTCAATCCTATACACAACCATAATGGTGTGTATAGTTTTGTTATCTGGATGAACATCCCTACAGACTGGAACCTCCAGAGAGATTACTCATTTAATGACAGTGCTGTTTCTAATTTTGAGTTCCAGTACGTCAACATTCTAGGAGAGATGGAATCGTTTACTTACAATATGGGTAGACATATGGAAGGAACTATGGTATTATTCCCAAGTAAACTAAAACACCAAGTCTATCCTTTCTACAATTGTAAGGAGCAGAGGGTTAGTATATCAGGTAATATTCATTTAAAAACATGACAGGTATAGAAGTCTACAAGATGTATCTTTCTTTAAAACTTCATTTTACTACAGATTCATTTAATTACCTTAAATATGGTAATGCTGCTAAAGCATCACAACATTCATTTGATAGTAGACGAGATAAATTCTTTTTTGTAAAACTTTCCAGAACATTTAAGGAAGAAGAGTTGCGTGAGTTTTTCGTAGCTAACATGTGTATGGAAGATAAGGTATACCCTGCCACTCTTGTAAGGGAGGGAGCAAAAAATTATCAGGAGTATATCAAAAGGAAACAATCTATGACATATAGATTCAAAGAAGATGTTTCCACACTTTATGATATCTCGCAGAAGTTTGATAAATTGTTTATAATAGATGGAGTACACCCACCCTTGCTAAAAGCACACTTAGGTGGTAAGATTAGTATTGAAACTTTAGTAATCTTTAATAAGATCTTCAACTATGTTGATAACTTCGATAAGATTATTAAAGAAGATATAGTATGGAAACCACTTCGTAATAGGGTAGTGAAATACGAACCCTTTGTCAATATAGATAAAGGTAAATATAAGAGTATAATTAAGGAGCAATTTGTATGAGCGATTTCTTCAAATCTGAGGTAGTTCAAAAAGAATTACAAGATATGGGAGAGCTTTATATGGAAATCAATAGGATGGGATTAGTTCTATCTATTGACCAGAAAAGAGAGCAACTTCATAAAATGATGAGGTTAATTGAAATACAACAGACCATGTATATGCGTGTGTCGTTGTCTGATGACCCAGATGCAAAACAACTGGTTGAACAGGTAAAGAATGCTGCATCTATGTTAGGTATGCCCCCAGAGGATGTAGGACCTCAATTCTACGATACTCTAAAAGAAAACGTCCAGAATATGATGGATCAATTACCAGAGGAAAATTAAATGACTTGGGTATTAATCGCTATAGTTATCCTAATTGCAGGAACAGGATATTTGATAAGATATTTTGATCCTCACGCATAATTTGCACAAAATAATTTCTATGTTATAATGGATAAAAAAATAAAGGATTTTATAGAGAAATGGAAAAAGCGATTGCGTTTTCCAAAACTCCCTCCTCCACCAACTTGCCCCGCATAACTTATGTTATTTTTATCATGTCCACCTGTCTATACATTACCTGGCACTTGGACAAAATGCAATGCTATCATACCTCATTATAATGCTGACCCAAATACAACTTTCGGTATCGCTATATTAGTAATATTAGTAATACTATCTGGATTTGGAATTTACAAAGCATTCTTCAATAACGAAGGTCTTACTGACCAATGGGATGATCATGAAGATTGA